GTCTGTTCGCTACGCTTTACTCAAATTTGCTATTCCGTTAGGTGTTTATTTTAAAGGATGAAAGCCGGGGCGTTATGTTTCCGGCTTTGTATTATTGTAGAAATAAAGCAGTAACAGACGAAACAATAGCCAATAAAAATACAAACAATACAGAACAACCTTTATTCTGTTTAATTTCAATATTGTATTTGCGAGCCACTTCGTGAATGTAATCCATTGACGGCTTAAATTCCTGATGGGTTTCGTTTCTGTATAAGTTAAGTGCATCAACTAATTTATCATCTCTTAAAAGTGATGCAATCTTATCCTCCATTTCCTTTTGTCCACTTTCTCCTTTTTCTACCAAAGCTTCACCTGCCTTGAATCTGTGTCCACATTTTAAGCAAGTAATATTAACATCTTTGCTTCCTATTGTTCCTGCTAAAATTCCAACCCCACCAACTAAAACGGCACCAGCCAAGGCTTTTCCTCCACTAAAACCTTGTTGCTCTGAGTGAAGTTCTCTGGAATGGCATTTAGGGCAACATAAATATTCATCTTTGTTATTCTCCTGTTTTATGGGATAACCACAATGGGGACAGGATGATGCTTTATCACTAATTTCTTTGTGACATTCGGGACATTCTATTAGTGCCATATACTCTAAATTTTAGTTTCTAACTTTATTTCTTTACCACAATGAGGGCAATATATCACTCCATCTTTTGGCTTATCGAAGAGTTCTGTTACAGGAACACCTAAAGCGGTGGCTATCTCTTCCAGTCGGCTTATGTTAGGATTTCCATTAAGAGATTTGGACAGTCCGACTTCTGTAATACCTATCATCCCTGCAAGGTCTTTAAGCATTATCCCTTTTTCTCGACAAATTTCTTTTATTCTAAAATTCATAATTAAACTATTTGTTTATGTCGCAAATATAGTCAAAAAATACAAATAGTATAAGAAAGATAGTGAAATAATACTGACTGTTTAAATATTAATATTTATTAACCATATTCTTATTGCTGGTAATTATACTATCAGTATATTTGTCGTGTGATAATTAAACAGATAGTATAATTCTAAAAACGCACGATTATGAAGACATTAAAAGAACAAGTAGAAGAAATCAAGAACATGAAAGGTTCTAAGGCTGCAAAGAAAGCAGCTTTCGTGAAATTAGGTTTGAGAAAGTATGAAGTTGAACTTCTTATGGCTGAACTGCCTAAACCTGTCAGAGAGACACACAAGTTTACTTTTGGGGTCGAGATTGAATGCCTGGTAGCTGCAAATATGATGAGAGAATGTGCAACAAGAAACGAAATGCCTTTTCAATATGAGGGTTATAATCACGTTGACAACAACCACTATTACAAGTTTGTTTCTGACTCTTCTATCAGAGGTGAAAACCCTATCGAATGTGTTTCACCGGTTCTTACTGGTAAGGCGGGTATGAAAAGTCTAGAAACCTGCTGCAAAGCTTTAAATGAAGCAAATGCATAGGTAAATATATCTACAGGTTTGCATGTGCATATCGGGGCTGCAAATCTTTCTGATGAAGCCTACATTAATGTATTCGAAAACTATCAGAAGTTAGAGAGAGTGATTGATACCTTCATGGCACGATCAAGACGAGCCAACAACAGCCAGTGGTGTAGAACCCTTCAAGGCAAGAACTTTGACGTATGTATGACAAAGCATGATGTTTTTAGCGTCATGAATGGTAATAGATACTATAAAGTGAATGCTTGTTCTTACGCTCGACATCGGACAATAGAATTTAGACAACATCAAGGTTCTACTGATTTCGAAAAGATTTCTAACTGGGTGAACTTCTGCGCTAAACTGGTAGCATGGTCTAAAAAGAACGTACTGAGTTCAGAGGTTAATTCAATTGACGAGATACCTTTCTTGACAACGAGAGAAAAGTCATTCTTTAAATCACGTGCTGAGGTTCTTGCATGAGCCTCGCACGATTAAAATCAAAGAAAATGTGCTGTATTATTTATAAGCCAAAAGGTGTTCAGATGCCAACTCTGGACACCTTAAATAAAGTTCAGAGAATCAATCATCATGGTTATGGCTTCGTTTCTTCAAAGCATAGATATAAGACGATGGACTATCAGAGGTTTTTAACTCATCTTTCAAAGGTTGAAATTGAAGAAGAATGCATCATTCACATGAGGTGGGCAACACATGGTTCTAAGTGTAGAAGGAACTGCCACCCGTTTGTTGAGAATGGCGTTTATTTTGCCCATAATGGCGTTTTGCCTATTCAGTCGGTAAATGATATGACAGACAGCGAAATATTCTTCAGAAGTCAAGTTTATCCCCTTGTAATGAAATACGGATATGAATCGAAAGTGACAGAATCCATGATGATGGCTGCTGCTGGCAGTTCTAGGTTTGCAATGATGTACAAAGGAAAAGTAAAGCTGTATGGCGATTATACGAAATTGAATGGTGTGTATTATTCTAATTTGAGATGGTTATGAAAGAGAAAGAAATCCTGCAAGAAATAATCGGGTGGCTGGGTAATGATACAAGCTACTTGTCTACTAGGACAGACTATGCCAGAGGGTATAAATCCGGTATAGAATGTGCAAAAGAAATTGTTGAAAGCATCATCAATAAACACGACCCTGATTTATTACCAAACAATTAGCAAATTGTTTCGTATGCGTTGAATTGTTATTCAAAATTGTCTTCATAATGGGGTATCTTTGTATAGATGCCATCGCGGGTTAGAGCAGTGGTCAGCTCGTCACTTTGACTTGGTGAAGGCCGGTGGTTCGAATCCATCACCCGCAACTAACATTTAAACTTTACACGATTATGGAAATACTTACGCTTATCATCAAACAGAAGTTTTTTGACGAAATATTGTCGGGCAAGAAAACACAAGAATTCAGAGAAATTAGACCAACGACACAGAAGAAATACTGTCAGCTTGATGCTGACGGGTATTGTGTCGAGAAAGACGGTGTTTTGCAGCCAAAGCGCTACGATGCAATACAGTTTTTTGTAGGCTACAATAAGGACAGAGCCAGTGCATTGGTAGAAGTCAAAGACGCCCAAATAGAGCTGTTTGAAGATGAGAATCACAATCTGATTGAATATACCTATCAGGGTGAGATATATTTGGCAGCACAGGTCGTTTATGACCTTGGCAGAATTATAGAAAAGCATGTTTAACCCTTTAATTTTTCGTTGAGTCAGAACAAACAGAAGCACATTTTCAACTGGTGGCTACCGTGGTGGCCGTAGAGGTTTGACCACAGAGAATGGTGGTCTCTCTCAGGGTGGCAGATTCATCACCCGAAGACAGCAGTATTATAACGTCCGCACAGGACTTGGAATGAGTGGCGGATAATGACACTGCAAGAAAGGACATACAGCCATATTGACCTCGTCAGACAGAAGACTGACGGGGTTTTGCTGTTTCTGTCCTTGGGTAAGGATTCTTTGGTCTTACTGGACATGATCTACCCAAAGTTTGATAGAGTCGTCTGTGTGTTCATGTACTTTGTTAAAGGTTTAGAGCATATTGAAAGATGGATCGGCTGGGTAAAAGCCAAATATCCGAAGATAGAATTTGTTCAGGTACCCCACTGGAACCTTACCTACATTCTTCGCGGTGGCCTGTATTGTGTGCCAAATCCCAAAGTGAAGTTGCTGAAGTTGGCCGATGTGGTGAAGGCAATGCAGCTCAGATACGGGCTTTACTACACATTCTTGGGAATGAAGAAGGCTGACGGCATGAACCGCCGCCTCATGCTGAAAGGTTACGAAGCAAACGGGTATGAGAACAACGGTATGTGTTATCCTTTGGCCGACTGGACTCAGAAAGACATCCTGTCCTACATGAAGCAGAACTGCCTACCGGAGCCTGTGAGGTATTCACTCAAGGCTAGTTCGGGTGTAGGCTTCAATTTGGATTGTATGTTATGGCTGGAGAAGAACTACCCGCAGGATTTACAGAGAATTTACAAGGTGTTCCCGATGGCTGAGAGAATCCTTTGGGAGCATAAACAAAAACAATAGGTATGGAACTAAGCAAATACATAAAGAGTGAATCGGTGGAACTTAATCGTTCCGCCATTCACTTCGCTGATTATAACCCCAGGAAACTGTCTGAGGAATCCCGTAAGACATTGAAGCGGGGTATTAAGAAGTTCGGTCTGGTTGGTGGAATCGTAGTCAACAAGCGAACTGGCCTTACTGTCGTGTCCGGCCATCAGCGTCTAACAGTCATGGATGAGCTGCAGAAATTCCCTGAGAACGATTACAGAATCCGTGTAGATGTCATTGACGTGGACGAAAAGCAGGAAAAGGAATTAAACATCCTGATGAACAATCCAAACGCGCAGGGTGCATGGGACTATGACGCATTGGCGCGATTAGTTCCAGATATTGATTACCAGGATGCCGGCCTGACAGCTGCCGACCTTAACATGATTGGCTGTGATTTCCTTCTCCAGACAGAGGAAGAAAACTCCATCGCAAATGCTTTGGAAGATATGATGGCACCAGTCACAGAACAGAAGGAAGCCGAAAAGGCCGCAAAACAGATGGAAAGAGCTGAAAAGGTAGCCCACATGAAAGAAGTAAAGCAGCAGGTGAAGAATGCAGCCCAGAAACAGGCTCAGGATATGGATGCTTATCTGATGCTTTCCTTTGATACTTTTGAAGCCAAAGCTGCTTTTTGTGAAAGATTTGGATATGATCCATATTCCAAGTTTATCAAGGGTGAGGTATTTGATGAACAGATAGAAAGAATTGAATAACAACATGAAATTTTAGGAGGAAAGCCGAGTTAGAAGAAAAACATATAGTCAGTTGTATCAACAGTCAAGACGAATAATGTACAACGCCGGAAGGCAATACGGGCTTGGTACAGACAGACAAAGAAGTATAAGAGACAGAACGAAGTCTATAATGGAAAGATATGCGGCCAGGATAGATAGCTATTTCTCAAAGAGAGGAATTGATATTTATGGTGATAAGCCTGTTTCTCGCCGCATTTATATGGGCAACAATAATGGATGAAATATGGTAGGGGATTTTATTCTTTGGCTAAAGACGTTTTTTGGGCAGAATCTTTTTTGTATCCATCATTATGTTTGGAAAGGACCATTAGATTTCCGCTATGAAATTTGTGATAAGTGTGGAAAATTGAAAAAGAATTGAATAATTATGAAAGCATCAGAAGAATTTGGTGAGGTTATTGATAGAATAGACAACTTGATAGGAGCATTGGAGTTACCTATGCCTGCAGAGTTTCATGTAAATCAGATGAAGCATGAACTCAGTGAAATATCGGATAAATTGAAACGAGTATACGTCGAAGAAGAGGGTGAAAACCCTTGGGAGGAATAAATGATGAAAAGTGAATCTCAACATAAGAAACATCCAGGAGGAAGAAAGCCCAAATTCGATTACAGGGGTGAGGAATTTCTTTCTCAGGTAGAAACGTATGCCAAAAAGGGATTCACTGACCGGGAAATAGCTTTCGCGCTCGGGCTGAATCCGACCTACTTCTACGAAATGAAGTCAAAATATTCGGAGATAACTGACGTATTAGCGCGCGGGCGTGCGACAATCACCGCCGCTGTGCGTGCGAAGTTCCTTGCGGTGGCTTTGGGTGGTATCAAGACAAAGAGTACCGTAGTAAGGAAGCTGAAAGACCAAGACGGCAATCTGACCGGAGAAGAAGAACTTCAGGTGAGCGAAAGCGAGCTGGCTCCGAACCTTCAGGCAATGTCTGTCTGGCTGTATCACCATGATGAAGAATGGAGGAAGGTTGAGCGCCGGCAGGACGAAGATGCAGATATTCCAAAGGATATTGACCACGGAATTTCTATTGACTCATGGATTAAAGACAAGCTGAAATGATTGTACCCCAGGCCATATATCATCCGTTATACACCGATAAGGAAAAGTTTATCATTCTCATCACCGGTGGCCGTGGATCGGGGAAGTCTTTCAATGCTTCCACTTTCATCGAGCGGCTTACATTTGAAATGACACCCGTAGAGAAGATTGTCCACCAGATTCTTTATACCCGTTACACGATGGTATCTGCCGGGATGTCTATCATTCCGGAAATGATGGAAAAGATAGATTTGGACGGAACAACGAAGTATTTCAAGACAACCAAAACCGATATTGTAAACCGGATGACCGGCAGTCGTATCATGTTCCGTGGTATCAAGACTTCTTCCGGAAACCAGACGGCCAAGCTGAAATCAATTCAGGGTATCACCACCTTTGTTTGTGATGAGGCGGAGGAATGGACCAGCGAGGAAGAGTTTGATAAGATCATGCTTTCTATCCGTAAGAAGGGAATTCAGAACCGGATAATCATAATTATGAATCCATGCGATTCGAACCATTTCATCTACAAGAAATACATCGAGAACACTCATCGACTGGTGGAGATTGATGGCGTGCAGGTACAGATATCAACTCATCCCAATGTACTTCATATCCATACTACCTACTTTGACAATATCGAGAACCTTTCTCCTGAATTCCTGAGAGAAATCAAGGAAATGAAGGAGAAGAATCCTGAAAAATACGCCCATGTGGTTATCGGCCGTTGGGCAGATGTAGCTGAAGGTGCCGTATTCAAGAAATGGGGTATAGTGGATGAGTTCCCCATGTGGTGTAAGAAGGTCGGAATCGGGCTGGATTTTGGTTATACTAATGACCCTACAGCAGCTATCCGATGCGGAATAATAGATAATGCGTTGTATCTGGATGAAGTGGATTATCGTACCGGATTGCTTTCGGGAGATATCATAAAGACTTTGCGACCTTGGAATCTTAGAGTGATTGCCGACAGTGCAGACCCACGACTCATTCAGGAAATCAGTAATGGTGGAATTAAGATTTATCCAGTGGAAAAGGGTAGTGGTTCAGTCAATGCCGGTATAGACAAGATGCAAGGTATGGAAATCTTCATCACCAAGCGTTCTTATAACCTTCAACGGGAGTTCAGAAATTATGTATGGGCAAAAGATAAGGACGGAAACTATATCAACGAGCCGGAAGATCACGATAACCACGGCATAGATGCTGCTCGTTACTATGTGCTGGGAGAACTTCTCGGTAGGATTATGAAACCGAAAGACATATCAGGAGTATTTGGACATTAAAAATTAATATATGAGGACCTTAGAAGAAATTTTAGCTTTGCCGGATGTAGAGAGAAAAATCTATTATCTGAAGAAAGGGCGCAAGACTGAGCTTCCTAATGCTCATGCTCTTTATAACGATTGGAACCCAAACAAACATGAAATTGTGATTGATGAAGAAAAGTATCCGAAAATTAAAATTACTACCCAGCCTGAGAAACGGATTACAGACCCGACAACAGGGAAAGAATATGTGGAACCGGCGGTAAGGAAAGAAGTTGATCCGAATCGAATTGCCCTTCCTATCGAGCAGGACATCGTGAACATTCAGACAGCCTTCACAGTCGGAACCGAACCGGTTCTTGATTGTCAGCCGGACCAGTCAGAAGAAAATCTTCTTTCTGCCTTGAAGCAGGTGTTTAAGAAGAACAAGCTGAAATACCAGAATAAGAAAGTCGTCCGGGCATGGCTGGCCGAGCAGGAAGTGGCCGAATACTGGTATGTTGTAAAAGATGATGGTTTTTGGGCAAAACTCAAACGAAAGATTTCAGGAATCTTTGGCAAGTCAAAACCTGAATACCGTCTGAAGAGTGCTATCTGGTCCCCGTTCCGGGGGGATAAACTCTATCCGTTCTTCAATGATCAGGGTGATTTGGTTGCTTTATCCAGAGAATATAAAAAGAAAGATCTAGATGATATGGAAGTAACCTGCTTTATGACCATTACTAGGGATATGGTTTATCAGTGGGAGTTTACAAGTAACTGGACAGACAAAGGTTCATTTGCTCATGGGTTCAAGAAGATGCCAGTAATCTACATGTGGAGACCGGAGGTATACTGCGAGAAGATCAAGAGCCTTCGTGTGAGGCTGGAGAAACTCCTTTCGAATTATGCGGACTGCATCGACTATCACTTTTTCCCGATCCTTATGTTGTTTGGAAATGTGGAGAATTTCTTCGGTGAGTTCAAAAATAGGGTAGTAGAGTTGACCGGGCAGGGAGCAAATGCCCAGTACCTTACCTGGTCTCAGGTGCCCGATACCGTAAAGTTCGAGGTGGAAACCTTGCTGAGCCAGATATACGGACTGACCAATACACCGCGTATCTCTTTCGATTCATTGAAGGGTACTGGCAACGCTGTCTCCGGTGTTACTTTTGACTATGTGTTCATGTCTACTCACCTGAATGTAGAGAACCTGAACGAAACCGTCGGCGAGTTCATGCAACGACGTGTAAATTTCCTTGTTTCTGCGTTGGGGTCCGTGAATTCCACCCTTGAAGAAGCCTCCGAGACTATTGACGTGGATGTGCAGATGCAGCCATATAAACTGGAGGACATCAAAAACAAGATAGACACGGCAATCAAGGCCAAGGACGGGGAGATTTGGTCGCAGCAGCGGGCCATCACCTTTGTTGGGAACGTGGATTCTGTTTTGGACGAGATCGAAGCCATCAAGGAAGAACAGGCAGAGAACCAGAAGAACGATATTGAGAAGCAGAGACAGCTTTCTTTTCTCAAAAGTTCTAGTAAACAATTTGAAGAATAGAACAATTAAGTCAGAAAAATTACGAGGTTTATACAAATTATACGGATAGAAATCTAAAATACTGACTAATTGAATAGCGGTACCTTTTGGGGGTATCGCTATTTTCTGTTATAGTAAAAATATGAATAGATTTTCTTTTTAATTATTCGTTATTTTACTATATTTGCAGAGTAATAAAGTCAGAAACGCTATGAGTTACAAATCAGTTAAAGAGGTTGTAACTATGTTGCTTGACAACGGCTTCATTCTAAAGAGCCAGAAGGGCAGCCACATGAAGTTTGAGAAAGATGGAATAACGGTAGTCGTTCCGAATCATGGAAAGAAAGGCGTTGAGAAAGGCACTTATTACAGCATTATGAGGCAAGCGGGGCTAAAATAGCCCCGGCCTCTTTTCTTAAATTATAAAATGGAGGTCAATATGAGAACTGTAGAAGTGATTGTCGAACATGCTGGGAATAATCTCAGTGCTTACATTGAAGGTGCTCCGGTTATTACTGTCGGTAATAACATAAGAGAAATTGAGGAGAACATGAAGGAAGCCATAGACTTGTATCTGGAAGACAACCCGAACCCTTGTGAGGTTCTCAAAGGAGAGTTCACCTTGAAGTTCAAAATAGACGCGGCCACCTTCATCAACTATTACAGCAGTATTTTCACAAAGGCCGCTTTGAGCCGGATCACCGGAATCAATGAGCGCCAGTTGTGGCATTATGCGGCTGGAGTACACAAACCACGTAAACAGCAATTGGAGAAGATTCAGAAAGGTATTAACGCGCTGACAGAGGAACTGGCAGCTATAAATTTGTTGTAATTATGGATAAGAAGTATCAAGTTTTCGTCAGCTCAACTTACCAAGATTTAATAGAAGAAAGACAAAAAGTTATAGAAGCATTAATTAGTAAGAATTGCTTTCCCGTTGGTATGGAATACTTTCCTGCTGCAAATGAAGAACAATTTGCCGTTATAAAGAGACTTATAGATAGATGCGATTACTATATTTTAATTCTTGGCGGTCGTTATGGATCTATAGAACCTAAGACAGGAAAGAGTTATACTCAGTTAGAGTATGAATATGCTTTAGAAAAGAATATTCCTGTTGCCGCATTTTATCATAACAATATTGGTAAATTAGCTTCTGATAAAGTTGAAAAGACAGAAGAAGGATTAGCTAAACTACAAGGATTCAAAATATTAGTACAGAAAAAATTATGTAAAACATGGAGTGAAAGTTATGAATTAGCATTTAAGGTTAATTCCACTCTTGATTTTATGTTTGAGAATTATCCTCGAACAGGATGGGTAAAGGCTAACGAAATTTCTTCTGCGGAAGCTAATAAAGAGATTTTGGATTTAAGAAAAGAAAATGATGAATTAAAAGCGTTGTTAGCAAAAAGTAATGAGGTAGAACCTGATGGGATAGAAGATTTACAACAAGGAGACGATACGATAAATATAAGGTGTGGTTATGATACTATGCTTGGCCCAAAAACAGAAAATATTGAAACTACTTGGAACAAGGTAATTTCAATATTACTACCACAAATGGTTAATGAATGCTCTGAAAGTGATTTGTATGATAGTCTAATTTCATATTGCAAATATGAAATATGTAATAATGCAAGTATTTTCGATTTTTATGTTCTTGATGAAGATTTTCAAACAATAAAAGTCCAACTAATAGCTTTACGAATCATAAAAATAAGTGAGCGAAAAAGAACTGCGAAAGACACTGATACATATTGGACTCTTACTCCTTATGGTAATAGATTAATGATGAAATTAAAAGCCTTGAAAAGGTAATAAACCAATGATTTTTCAGCGTGATTACTCTGGTAGTCACGCTTTCTTTTTACCTAAAAACGAACATTCTCTTAATTGTTTCGTATCGTTAGCCTTAAAATTTCCCCTTCCCTTTCTCTATAAGTAAATTTACCGTATAAAATTATTAATCAAACTCATACGGTATGACAATTTTTGAACAAATCTTGGCAGGACTGCAACAGAAATTTTCTGGGGTGGACACTGCTACACTTACCCGAATTGCCACGAAGAGGGCTGAGGGTGTAACGGACGAAACGAAGGTGACCTCCATCGTTGAGGGTATCTCATTTCAGGACGTAATTCAAAACTATGGTGATTTCCGTGCAGGACAGGCGCAGACTTCCGCTGTTTCCAACTACGAGAAGAAGCATGGACTGAAAGACGGGAAACCAATCGAGAATCCGAAACCAGAACCACCGAAGCCAAACGACCCTCCAAAGCCGCAGGAAACGGACATCGCAAAGATGATTGCCGATGGTATCGCCGCAGGTATCAAGCCGTTTGCCGACAAGTTGGCAAAAATGGAGGAACAAGAAGTGCAGGCGCAGCGTAATTCTCAGATTTTGGCAGTGGCGAAGAAGTATGGTATTCCCGAATTTATGCTGAAAGACCGCAACATTCCTGAAAACACGGACTTGGATACTTATTTCAAGGACATGAAGCAGGATATGTCTAACAACGGGTTTCAGTTCTCCAAAGCTCCTGAAACTGCCGAACAGAAGCAGGAGAAGGAAGCGAGCGAGTTCGCCAAAATGATTGAGGCGGACACAAAATCTATTGTCGAACAACAAAACAAGTAATTTATGTCAGCAGGATTTAAGTACAACATTGAGCCTGAGCCGTCCATCGAGGAACGCTATGACGTTTCTACCGGTGTAAGACGTAGAGGCCCTTACAAGCTGGAAACGACCAACCTTGTTGCTGGTTCATTTCTTCCATCCTTCACTCCGATTGCCGCTGATTTGGTAAAGAAAACCGCTCAGGTGGCCATCCGTGTAGAAGTCTATGAAAAGTTTACCACCGGTTCCAATACCACTTTGAAGATCAAGAAAAACTCTTTGGCTTATGTGGGTATGCATCTGGGTAATGGTTCTCATGGAGCTACCATCAACAGTATTGACAAATCAGACAAAGCTTTCGATAAGTTGACGCTGGCTGCCGACTTTGGCGAAACAGTGGAAGCTGGTACTGTACTCTATGAAGCTACAGCTGTAAGCGGTACTACTCCAAAGGTAGTTGCTAACTCAGCTCTGTACGGAAGAGTACAAGTAGAAGAAGGCGTTGTATTAGTTGCTCTTTTGATGCGAGCATTCGAGATTGAGCCGACTAAGTTGGCTATGCCTTTCTCTGACATTGATAAGGCTAACATGCCGCATTTCCAGTTCAACGCTGCAGGCGTGCAATCCCCGGCTGGTGTTTCGTATGAACTGCCAGAAGCTTCTGATTCTGTGATGGGAGGTATTCAATTAGGATTTTCTCAAAGCGGAAAGAAATATCCAGTAGCATTGGAGGGTGGAAAGGCGTATGTAGAAGTTCCTTGGACGGACAATAATACTACCTATCAGGCAGCTAACTCAAGTACCTTGGGATTGGTAAAGCAGGGTGTAAAAGTTGATGATGCAGCAGGTGGTGATGAGAAGGATAAAATTAATGCTCTTCTAGCATCATTGAGAGCTGCAGGTATTATCGCAAGCAAATAAAGAAAGGAGGATAATATATGATGCTAACTATTCATACTCTGTTTAACGACCCCAATATCGTAAATGCTGTTATCCAGCGCGTCCTTCAGACACGTAAGGATACTATCTACTGGCAGCAGTACCTCGATTTCCGTAGAACGACTACCCGTGTGTTCAAGGACTACATCGGTCAGGTTACTGGTGTGATGGCTGGTTCCATTAACTCACGATACGGCGAGAAGCCTATCCGTGAACGCCGGAATATCGGCTCAGGATATGGTGAAATCGCTTATCTTGGCGATGCTTACCAAATTTCCATTGACCGCTTGTCTGAGCTTCAGGACTTGATTGACAAGTTCAATGCAGCTAAACCTGCCGACCAGGTAGCAGCCATGCAGGAAATTGTGAACTTCATCTACGACGATTACCGCCAGGTACTTTTAGCAGCGCACAAGCGCATGGATATTATCGTAGGTTCACTTCTGATGACCGGAGAAGCAACAGTCAAGAACAAGGACGACAATGCCGGAGGTATTGATCTGCTTAACATTGAATTGCCATTCAAGTTCATTAAGCCTGATACTGGTGCGAAGACGAACTTCATCACCTATTTGCAACAGCAGATTAATGCACTGAAAGCGGACTATGGTAATTTCCAGAAAATGATCATGTCTCGTGGAACTTTCGTAAAGAATATCATCGGATCGGCTGAGTTTGGTGACAAGTTCAAGATGCAGCTTACAGGAAATGAGATGTATCTTTCAACCGGGTTGATTACCTCTCAACTGGCTTCCCAAGTGTTCACTGGCATCGGGCTTCCGGCCATTGAAATCAAGGAAGATTACGTAAAAGACCAGACCGGAAAGAACGTACAGATTTACACCGACGACCGTATCACCTTGCTTCCGCAGGATAAGGTCGGTTATATGCGTTTCCACACTCCGTACGAAGCAGTGGACGGCGTACCGGGACGTAACTACACTCAGGCAGACGGTGATATGCTTATTTCCGGTTACAAGGACAAGAACGGCCGTTATCTGGAATACACTGCAGAGTGGATTCCTCAGATTACGAACCCGAACCTGATTGTGAACTTTGATTTGTCAACCATGAACGCATGATAGTAAATGACTACATATCACAGAAGTTTCAGACCTTCGGCATTAACTTGTCGGAGGCTGACCTTTTGGAGATAAGTCTGTCTTCAGGGATAAGCGGAGAGGATGAGATGGGCCCGTCAAACATCGGACTGGTTTCGGTGAATATGGCGAAGTTCATCCCCTCTCTATTGCTACGTGCCACTTCCATCAGCGAGAACGGTTTCTCTATGTCCTGGGACATCAAGGGGGTAAAGGAATACTACTCGTTTTTGTGTAAGAAGTACGGCCTTGAAGATACGTTAAGCGATAAACCTAAAGTCAGATTCTTATGATATTCGCGCCCCATACATTACAGGTTAAAGTCACCATTCCGATGGAAACAGACGAGTTTGGCCGACCTATCCCCGGAACCGGCGGAGAAAGCTGGCAGGACGTATGTAAGTGCCGGTGTGACGACAACTCTACCAAAGAGTTTACTTCGGAGAACGGTGAGGTGTTCCGACCGAATTATCACGTAGTCTGTGAGAAGAAAATCTCACTGAGTGCTGGTGATGAAGTCAGATGTATGGACGGTGAGAATATCCGTGGAACTGGCAAAGTTTACATGGTGAAGAATACAAACTATTTTGGTTACTCAGAGATATGGATGTGAAGTTTGATTTTTCGGACGTGGATAGCTTTTTCGAACAAGGTTATGCCGAGGTGAAAGCCGTTGAGGAGAAGGTTGGTAAAGAGGCTGTCGATTACGCTGTAAAGAATGGCAACTATCAGAACCGGACCGGAACACTCCGTAAGTCAAATAAGTATTCAGTTGAGGATGACGGATTGGTGATAAGAAACGATGCTGAGTATGCCTCGCACGTCGAATCTAAAGGCTATGAAGTATCAACTGGTGCGGCTCTATACGCTGAGAAACGATTGAAGGAGGAAGTCAAATGATAGTAACTACCGACATAGCAAATATACTTTACCGAGATTGCCAGCCTTTTGGTATTGACATTGTTCCTCACGGCAAGAAGCTGACGGGTGCGATGAAATCCGAAAGGATTGTTATTCACTCTAAAAAACAACAGCCGGGGACGTACTGGAAGAAATCCTTCGTTGAGGTGAACCTTTGCGTTCCTGACTTGAAAGAAGGTGAAGCCAGCACCATCCGGCTGAACGCACTGGAGAAACAGGCGCAAGAGCTATTCGACGGCATAACCGGACGCTATGATGGTACCGCCTATCATTATTCTATCGAGTCAATCGGAATAGAGGAGGACACATCCTTGAAGTGTCATTATGTGAATGTAAGAATTTTGTTTGAAGTTTTAAATGTGAAATGATATGGCAGAAGCAAAGAAAATAACAGCTGTAAATATCAAGAAACTTTGGTATGGTGAAACAAGTGCTATTGCAAAAGATTTGACCGGACAGGCTTTGTATACTCTTTTGCAGGGGGAGACCTTGAAAGAAGTCAAGAATATTCACCAGGATACCTGGACGCTCGAAGAAGCGGAAGCAAGCCGGACTAATTATAAAAACCAGCTCACGGGACAGACTTATCGAAGCGAAAAGGAAATGGGTGATGTAACTGTCAATTTCACCATTGGAGAATACGATTACCCAACTAAGAAAGACCTCATGGGTGGTGATGTTATCAATACTGACAAAGGATGGAAACGTGCGCGTGGTAAGGTGAATATTGAAAAACTGATTGTTGCCATGACCGATGATGATCAGTATTGCGTCATTCCTCGTGCCGACATCGGTGCCCGAGAAGCAACTACCGATAAGGCTATCGGTCTTCCCGTCAGTGCTGTGGAGTTAGAGCCGAAAAATTCGGCAGTTGCGCCGGAGTATTGGTTCGATTCCGAAGAAGTTAAAGAGGCATGAACTGATGTAAAGGTCGTAGCAACGCCTTCAGATGCAACAGTAAAGCTGGACGGGCAAACGGTCAAGACCAAGAGGGTGAAATCTGGGATATCCGTTTCCTATGAAGTATCAAAGGCAGGCTATACCACACAGTCAGGAAGTATACCTACCTCCCTGTCTGATGCTTTCAAGACCGTTGAGAAGAAAATAACTCTCGCTCAAGAAAGTGGCGGTTAGTTTTCAGGATGTTTAATGGGTGGGGCTTCGGCTTCACCCTTTTTCTTTTAGTTATGAATCAAGGAGCAAAAATTATATCAGAATCTATTATTGGCAGTGACTTTAGAACAGTATTTGTTAATGGGAAAGCATATACTGTTTATCCTCCTACTGTTAACAATTTATCAGGTGCAATCTCTCATTTGTCTGGAGTACAAGAAGCGGACAATCTGAAAGAAGTTCTGTTCTCTTTAGGAGAGAGTAAAGCCTATAGTAAGGCATTATCGTGGTTGATTACAGGTGATGAGAGTTTGAGTGAGGAGTTAGCCAATGGAACATACGAAGAGAACGTGAACGCTTTGGAGGAAGCATTGTCCATGATTGACTCAAAGGTTTTTCTGAAAGCTGTCAGCTTGGCGAAGAACGTAAGTCTGCTGGCAGCGAAACCGAGGTTGTAGGAAATGATACTCTTCTTGGTCAGATAGCATCGTTCATGGAAAATCTGCATCTGTCTTATCGGGAAGTGGTCTATGAGATACCATACAGAAACTTAATATTAATGCAACGTGATAAACTCCACACCATTACCGGAACGAAGGTTACAAAGGTGAAGGGTAAGGATATGGCTTCACGCAGACGAAGAAACAAGAAATAGATATGGCTACACTATATTTTAAAGTCAGTTCAGACTATCAGGAGGTCATCCGTCTGAGACAGGAATGTGAGAAACTGGAAGCACAGCTCAAAAAGATGGACGTAAATAAATCCCCGGCTGCAGCAAAAGCTTTAGAAACGCAACTGGCATCCACCCGTCAGCAAATGATGGGACTGGTGACTGAGGCAGCTAAGGCTGGTGCTGTGATGGAGAATGATTTGAAGAAAAAGCTTAATTCTGCGTCAAAGGCCTCCGATGAGCTGACGGAGGAAATTATCAAACAACGGAAAATCATCCGTGATACGCAGGATGATGTCAGACGGCTGTCTGATGAATATTCAAAGATGGGTAAGTATTCTCCTAATTCAAAAGCTAAATTGGCTGAACTGAATACAGCTAAAGCAGCCTTGAACGAGCAGAGATATTCCCTTGGCGAGTTACAGGACCAGCAGGCCAGAAACAGGCTTGAAGTGAGGAAACTTACGAGAGAGTACAAGGAGTTTGCCAGTGGAACGAATAATGCTGATGAGATAGTAAAATCCCTGACGGATTCTTTAAAGCGTACAGCCGCTGAAATCGGTGGACTGGTGGCGATAAAAAAATTCGGCTCCGATGTGATTGAAGCAACCGGAAAGATGCAGCAGTTACAGGTAGCACTTTCAACCATCCTTCAGGACAAATCAAAAGCAGACCAGCTCATCGCCGATATTGTCCAGTTCGCGGCCAAAACACCATTCAATCTTGACGATGTGGCGACAGGAGCAAAACAGCTTTTGGCATACGGTTCCTCGGCCGATAATGTCGTGAATGAACTTTCTATGCTTGGAGATGTGGCTTCCGGATTGCAGATTCCTATCGGGCAGCTTATTTATCTGTATGGAACATTGAGAACACAAGGACGGGCCATGACCGTAGATATCCGTCAATTCGCCGGACGAGGTATTCCAATCTACGAAGAACTGGCCAAGGTATTAGGAGTTTCCAAAGACCAGGTAGGTGAACTTGTGAAGGAAGGTAAGGTCGGCTTTAAGGAGGTCGAACAGGCCTTCAAAAACATGACATCCGAAGGAGGAAAGTTTGCCAACCTTATGGAAAGTTCTGCCGGGACGTGGCCCCAGCGACTTTCGAATATCGAAGATACCCTCTTTCAGAAAATGAATGAGTTCGGGAACAAGTATAAGGAAGTGTTCGAGTTTGGCATTGGTACAGCAGAGGACTTGGTGGAAAGTCTTGATGATGTGTTGTCTGTCATGGGCGGACTGATTGCAGCTTACGGAACGTACAAGGCCGCGTTGATTACCGCCGCCGTTGCTCAGAAGGCGGTCGGATTCGTTGAAAGTATCCGTCTGATAGGAATGTACAGAAAGGAATTGGGACTGGCCACCGCTGCACAACAGGCTTTCAACCTTGCGGCAAAATCGAATGTATATGTCACTCTATTGGCTGCATTGGTAGGAATCGGAACAGCGGTATACATGTTTTCTAAGAATGCCGATGATGCAACAACGTCGCAAGGGAAACTGAATTTAGCGTTAGCTGAATCTGAAAAGGCCTCTTTGTCAGAGCAGCGAGAACTGGCAAAGCTCAAGGGTGAATTATCTGCATTGACAAAGGGCACCGATGAGTACAATGAAGTCAAAGATAAGATTGTTAAGGGATTCTCTAAATATTATGACGGATTGGATGAAGAAATAGAGAAAGTAGGTCTTACTGAGCAGGCCTACAACAGGCTTACTGATGCCATCACGAAGTCATACGGGGCCAGACAATACGAAAAGTTCAAGTCGACACAGACAGAAGAACTTGATTCACTTATGTCGGAAAACCTATCCAAGATACAGGAAAGGCTTATAGATAAGCTAGGTGACGAAGAAGGCTCGAAATACTATACTAAGATAAGGAACGCAATCCTTGAAGGGAGCGTAAAGGCAATTAACGGGACGTTCAATCTGTCCGGACTTGACAAGGAAACAAATAACGCACTAGATAAGGTAGCTGGTAAAGGAGGAATACTTGAGAATCGTGCGGTAGAACAATATATAGCAAATATTCTCAACGCCATAAAATCTACAGAGAGACTTGATAAACTGGCTCGTGAAAGGTTTGGTGTTGATGGCTTAAAATCTTCAGTAAATAACGGAAAGAAGGATTTACCGAAGTCAAACATATTAGAAGAAATAGAATCAGCCACCAAACGTATCAAAACACTCAAACAAGAAATTACCGACCTTCGTAGCGGAAAATTGCAGGCAGAAGCTGGTAAGACAGTAGAATCTGCTATAAAGGCAAAGGAAAAAGAGTTACAGAGTGTAGAAAAGACCCTAGAAACACTTACCGGAGTTAGGAATAAGGATGTGTCAAGAGAAAACTCAACAACATCAGCCGGAGGGAAACTGTCAGACTTGGAACGTAAGTTGGCATTAGAACGTGCAAAAGAAGCTGTTGATTTGGAAAATCAGGTTGAGCAAGCACGTATTAATGCTATGGCCGATGGAGGTGAGAAGATACTTGCACAACGTGAGCTGGATAACAAGAAGGAATTACATGCTATTGACCGGGCTAAAGAAGAGTATATTCAGAAAGAAATTCAAAGACAGAAAGAAATATTCGAGGCAACAGAGGATTTAAAAGCAAAGAAGAATCCTAAATACAAAAAGCGCAGTTTTGATTCTTCCTCTATAAGCGTTGACACCAGTTCATTTGACATCCTGAAAGAAAATACAGACAAACGTCAGGTTCAAGAAGACCTGAATGCACAACGAGAGGCGGTGAATGCTTATCTTGCTGAATATGGCACCTATATGCAAAAACGTCAGGCTGTCATTGAACAATACCAAGACAAAATCAATAAGGCTACAACAGAAGGAGAAAAATTATCCTTGGGCAAGCAACGGGATAGTATCTTATCCGGCATTGATGAACAGGCAAATAAGACCACATCTGCCGTGTCTCTGTTGTTTGGAGATATGAAAGATAAGACTCTGAAAGATCTTGAAACAATCAACATGGCCGGACAAAAAGCATTAGAGTTTCTGAAATCCGGCCAATGGGATGAAACTACAGGAAAGTCACTTGGGATAACCAAAGAGAACTTCAATGTTTGGAGTAATGATCCGGAAAAAATTAAAGCCATTTCGGACGCGTTGGTTAATAATCGGGAAGCTGTAGATAACCTCCAGCCTGCTTATAAGAAAGTTGCAGTAGGCATAAGAGAAGCGTTTGATGCCGGAGATGACAGCAAGAAACTAGAAGAAGCTCTTGCGAGAATCAAGGATGGAATGAATGATATTATGCAGGTTGGTTCATTTTTATCTGACACATTCTCCTCTCTTGGTGAAGCATTCGGTTCCGATGCTTTAAAGGGTGTTGCTGATGGGATAAATGTAGCTATGGATGCAGCAAATTCTGCCATGCAAGGAGCACAAGCAGGCGCTATATTCGGCCCAATAGGAGCCGCTGCCGGTGCTGCCATAGGGCTTGTAGGTTCGCTCGCTTCTTCCATTGCAAAGATACATGATGCAAAGAATGAAAAACGCATTCAGGATTTACAAGAGCAGATTGACTTATTGAGCCGTTCTTACGATAAGCTGGGAGAGTCTATAGAAAAGGCATATTCAAAGGATGCTTCTAATTTGATTAATCAGCAAAACAAATTACTAGAACAGCAGAAAGTTCTCATCCAACAGCAAATCAGGGAGGAGCAGGATAAAAAGAAAACTGATAATGAACGCATCAAGGAATGGCAACAGCAGATAGAAGATATCAACGAATTGATAGAAAACAATAAAGAAGCTGCAGTTGATGCAATCTTCGGAGAGGATCTGAAATCAGCTATTGATAACTTCGCATCCGCTTATGCAGAGGCTTGGACAAATGGTGAAAATAAGGCAGAGTCCGCAAAGGAGATGGTAAAGAACATGATGCGCCAGATGGTTACCGAGTCTATAAAAGCAGCCACCCAATCATCCGGTGCTATGGAAAGGATAAGGCAGAAACTGCAAGAGTTTTATGTAGACAATGTTCTTTCTTCTTGGGAACAGGATTATATCTACAACATGGCCGAAGAATTACAGAAAGAACTTGACAAGCAATTTGGATGGGCCGATAGTATTATGAAGGATGATAGCAGCAAACAGCAAAATGCGTCAAGTAAAGGTTTTACCACTATGTCTCAAGAAAGCGCAAACGAACTTAATGGTAGGTTTACTGCTGTTTATGAATCAAATCTCAGAATAGAAGCTACAGAGCAGCAACAGACGGTAGCCATTACTGAATTAAGAGGTTCCATCAGTGTATTGACATCACAAATAACCAAAATGTGTAATATCGCTGATGAAACGCGTACCATATTGGCAAATTCCTATCTGGAGTTACAGCAAATCAGAGAAAATACAGGCGAGATAATTAAACCCATTAAACAGATACAAACAGATATAGCAGAAGTCAAACGTAATACATCAAGATTATGATAGAGGTAAAGGATATTTTAAATAAGGCTATCGGATTGGGTGCATGTTCTCAATCCGGTAAGGCAACAGACTGGAAAAGTTTAGTATGGCTATTCTTTTCACCACAAGGCTGTGAATTTTGCCGTGGTAATAATTACCCATCACTGGAGATGTTTCGCACCATGAAAGGCAATGTAGAGTCATTCGGAGTACATATAGAGGAGGATGTGAAAGCTGTAAACGAAAATAAGGCAATAATCGGTGGTACTGCCCAATTGACTTATCATGGCACAGATAAGGCCTATAAGGTTATTCTTATGCATGGCGGCAATGCATGCATTAAAGTGGGTAATTATGCAGTGGTACGTATTGAGAATATAAGTGGTAATTATGAGATTATTAACGATGGAACAGGAAAGGTATTAATATGAATGGAGATTTGATTATTAACGGAAAAGATGCCTGGACAACATGGGGCGTACGCATGGGAAACGGCTTCCTTGACAGTATTGACGGTTTCAATGAGATGAAAAACTATATCGAGAATGAAAGCCGATTAGAGCATGGGAAACGTGTTATAACGGATAATGCGAAGGTGGCATCACGTGAAATTACTTTGCAATTTACGATTGAAGGAAGCTCGGAAAGCGACTATCGAACAAAAAAGAAATTCTTCCAGAAAGAATTGGAGAAAGGTGCTGTAAATATCAAAGTTCCTACATTAGGGAATGAAGTCTATAAGCTTGTCTTTTTAGGGAAAAGTATTTCCTATGGTTTAAGTCCAGACAGATGTTTCGGAAGAGTTTCGAGTAAATTTTGCGAGCCAAATCCTACAGATAGAAGCGAATAACAAACATTCCTTTTATTGTTTCAAATGGAAGTCTAAATTTTTAGGGCTTCCATTTTCTATTTATGAACTTTGGGGATATGGTAGAAATTAAAGACATATCTGGCAAAGTTCTATTTTCAGTTCTTCCAAATGAGCAGTCGAAATCCGTTGAGGAACTGATGAATTCAGATTATATCCAATTATCATGGATGTCTGATAAAGGGACTCCTATCCCATTATCTGCATATATAGAATGTAATGGAGAAAAGTATACGCTTCATGAGCCTTACACACCAATTCGTCAGGATGAATGTACGTATCAGTATGCGCCACGATTTCAATCACGCATAATGAACTGGAGTAAGCAGATAACCCCCATTTATACGTATGAGGAGGATGGTCGCACAGTAAAATCACGTGATATGGATTGGGATTTTACCGGGAGCCCAGCTGATGCTATGTACATTATTAAGCAGGCCATTAAGAACGAGACAGGCGAAGATTGGACGGTACAGCTATCGGATAGCCTGCCAGCCACAATTACAATTTCTTCTCAGTCATCATCTATCTTTTCGATACTGAATAGTATTGCAAGCGAATGTAAAACGGAATGGTGGGCGGATAAAAAGACTAATACGTTATATCTGTCGAAGTGTATCTTTGGTGAGTCCATTACGCTTGAAGTTGGCAATAATGTACAAGTCCCCTCAGTAGCAACTGACAACGAAGGATATTATACACGCTTTTATGCGTTTGGCTCAACACGTAATATCGTGCAGGGCCCAACACAGAGCGGAGCAGTAGTTAATAACCGCCTAACACTTGACCCTGTAAAATACCCGAATGGATACAAGGATATTCGTGAGGGGTTAAAGCAGAATGAGATATTTGTTAAGGTGCTGTATTTCGATGAAATTTACCCGTCTTCAAAGCTCACAATATCCGATGTACGAGCTAGATTACGTTACAGATTGGACAACGCAGGGCAGAAGATACAGATTGGCGGAACGGAAGAAGAACCCGTATATGAGCAGTACGCAATATGGTACTTCCAGATAGCGGATTTTTCTTTCAATGCCGATATGATAATTGAAGGAAAAAAACTTTCTGTCTCCTTTGGAAGCGGACAGCTTGCCAGTCGTGACTTTGAACTTGCTTATCACGAGAAAACTGAAACGGTAAGCGATGCAAACGATGTGACTCCGTTTGAGGTAAAAGCTGGAGACTACGAGATTATCATTGACGAAACAAGTGGACAGATAATACCAGGAGTTGCTTACATTATTCCACAGAATGGTGATAGTGTTATCCTATACAATATACAAATGCCAGCCGAGTATACGGCCAGCGCACAAGCCGAGTTGGAAAAAGAGCTTGACAAGGCTATGGCATACTACACGGAGGATAATAACAGTTATCAGATTCAGAGTGATCCCACATGGTTTTACACAAACAAAACCGACATTAGCATGGGGCAAGCCGTTACGTTTATCAATGGAACCAAGTCACTTTCTACCCGCGTTCTAATGGTTGAAAAGCGGCTTGATTTGCCGTGCTATCAGACTATCAAGGTCGGCAATAAGGTTATCAAGGGGAATACTCAACAACTCAAAGATGAGGTTGCAAGTGCAAATCAGAATATTGATGTAATACAGGCATTCAACGAATTGTCGGCTTCTCTATCTCAAGCATACGCTAACGCGCAGCGTGAAATGATTGAAGGTTTTGCAGCTATCAAAAACCTATGGACTCTTGAAACTGACGAAAATGGAGAAAAGTATGCTTATACAAAATATAACGTACTTACTCAAGGCGGTGTTACTCAATATAGTGCAGGAAATAGTAAAGTACCGTCTGTTTTTGACGGGCTTCCTTTGGACAATCAAACGATTTGGAAGAATCCGGAATCAGGACTCATTGAAGTTATTGGAGGGACTGGAACTTCTTTCGATGAAAATGCCATGTGGTCTGCTCTTTCCGGATCTTCGGACAACCAGATCAACAAGTCGCATCTAACCACGGCTTTGGATGGATATGCAACCCAGAATTGGGTTATAGAAAACTATGCCACTAAATCAGAGTTGTCAGCTGTGTCTAATAAGCTGAATGACTTCTTGGAAGGTTCTGATACGGATGAAATTATTAATAAGTGGAAGGAACTAGAAGCGTTTTTGTCCGGAATGGCAGAAACGGATAATCTCGCGGAAATACTTGAAACAAAGGCCGACAAAAAATATGTAGATAGCACCTTTGTTACGTTGGCAACCAAGCAAACGATCACAGGGGAAAAGACATTTTCCTCTGTGCTGAATACAGCCGCTATCAAGGCATCCGGAGCTATTACAGCACCTTCGCTGGCAGTATCGGACTGGGTTACTATTGCTGGAATTAAGCTGAGAAAATTGGAGGATGGTGCGCTAATGCTGGAAGGAAATCTGGCATTAACAGGTGGTCTCACAACGTATGCGTCTGATGGTGTTTCTTTCCCTTCAATTTATGACGGACTGCCCATAGACAACGATACAATCTACTGGCAAGAAGTTGACGGATCAAGAGTTTTGAAAGCAAGAGAGGGTAGCGGGTCATCTTTTGATAAGTCTGCCATGTGGACGGCATTGGCCGGATCTACCACGGAACAGATCAATAAGTCGCACCTTACTACTGCTTTGACAGGGTACGCAACCGAAAGTTGGGTGTCAGGGAAAAACTATGCTGTTAAAGCTACAACATTAGCTGGCTATGGTATAACAGACGGAGTTAATGATGTAAGTGTTACCGGAACTGGTAATGCCGTAACTGCTGCATCTATTAGCGGTCACACTCTTACTCTGACCAAAGGGGCTACATTTAACAATTACACGCATCCTACGGCTACAGCTACTACCATCACAGCCGCTAATGGAAAAGTCTTGTCCGCTATCACAGTTAATAATCAAGGACATGTAACATCTGTCAGCGGTAAAACACTAGCGGCAGCAGACATACCAACCTTAGAAATATCAAAAATATCGGGTTTACAGGATTCACTGGATGCAAAGTTAGAATCTTCCGCATATACAGCAGCTGATGTTTTGGCCAAATTGAAAACCGTAGATGGCTCTAATAGCGGACTGGATGCCGATTTGTTGGATGGTACACATAAGACTGCTTTATTTACAGCTTTGGCTTCATCCTCAGCGACTAACATTTCTATCACGGTAGGAGGAACAACGAAAAGCATTGCTGACTTATTCGCGAACTCGGCAGCTAAACTTGAAACGGCCCGGACTATTTGGGGACAATCCTTTGACGGAACAAAGCCTGTAACTGGCGCACTGACCAGCGTAACAGATATCACGGGTACCGGCACATTTACAGGTGCCAATTTAAAAGCAACGGACAGTGTATATGTTAATGGAATCCGCCTGCATAAAACCGCAGACGGAGTAATTACCCTGGAGGGCAATCTAGCCGTAACAGGGGGTGTTACTATGTATGCAATAGATCCGGTTTCCGTGTCTACAGTCATGGATGGGGTAGTAGTGGATGGAACGACTATCAAGAAGGAAAACGGCAAACTTGTCGCGGTAGGAGGTGGCGAAACTGGTAATGTGGCATGGGATAATATATCCGGAAAACCTTCTGTATTCCCGACTAACATCGTAAACATCACTGACCTGCATTCTAGCTGGGATTCTGTTCTAGCTGCACAAAAACCTGCATGGCTAACGGCTGTAAGTATAGCAACTATTTCGGATCTGCACGCTAATTGGGATGCATTATTAAAGGCTGCTCCGTCTGCATACGTGACTCGCTGGCCGACTATTTCGGAAGTAACGGGTAAGCAAAATCTAGTGGTAAAGCTAAACGGAGGAACAACAGAAGGAACGAACCAGTTTACTTATAACGCAACCGGGGCTAAGACTATCAATATAACTCCGGCCGGGATCGGTGCGGCCGCAAGCAGTCATAACCATTCATGGAGCAATATTACCAGCGGCAAACCGACTACATTGGCCGGGTATGGAATTACAGACGCACCAACTAAAACGGGTAGTGGTGCTAGTGGTACATGGGGTATAGGAATTACAGGAAATGCAGCTACGGCAAGTAAATGGGCAACAGCTAGAACTATAACGCTAGGTTCGTATTTATCCGGATCTGTAAGTTTAGACGGATCTGTAAATGTAACTCTAAATGCAAATGTTCTAGGTCTTACTTCTCAAGGTAATAAAACCGCTGCTACTGGTAATACCTCCCCTGCTAGTGGTGTAAGACTTTATCAAGTGTATAACAATGGTTATCCAACAACTTACGGTAACTTATTAAGTGTAAAAGGTGGTGGTGCTGGAGAATTATTGCTTAGCTGGAATAATGCCAATAGAATATATTACAGAAGTCTACGAGATAACGGTGATAATTGGCTAGGATGGAATGAATTAGCTTTTATAACAGACAATGTGGCTTCTGCAACGAAGTTAAAAACTGCCCGTACATTATGGGGACGTAGCTTTGATGGAACCGGAAATGTAAGCGGAAATTTAGATAATGTTGGTAATATAAACACCATAGGTGGAACTATTAATGCTAAAGTATTTGCGTACAATCCTTCTGATAATCACGATGGCTTGCCGTGGTATGGTATGGCCCACTACGGAAATAATGTTATAGCTATATCCGGATATGGAGGAATCGAATTATTTACATCAGCAGGTAATGTTTTAGCAATAGGAACAGATAATAAAGTTTATGCAAATTCTTATGTAGCAAGTAATTCGTTTAGAAGTACTGGAGATACAGGATGGTATAACGAAAAATGGGGTGGAGGATGGTATATGTCCGATAGTAATTTTTTAAGATCGACTAATGAAAAATCAGTTTATATTGGTAACGGATCTTATAGAACTGCCGGAGGTGGATATGCTGCAAATAACATAAATAATGCTTCTGAGGTTTTTAGTTGTAGGTTTATGTCGGAAAGTATTGCTGGTATTCCAGCCGGTAATATACGAAATATATTAGGATGGTATGATTCAGCAGCTAGTGGATGGACTACATCTTATATAATTGGAAGCAAGCGTAATTATAACAACGACTGGGGAGAAATGACTTTTGGAGTATATAGATACGAAGGCAGTAGTAGGTCTATGAGAATGCTTATGACGCTAGACGGTGCAGGACAAAAACTATATATTGAAGGTAACATTCTTGCCACTGGCGGTAGTTCATTCTATGGATCAGATATACGATACAAATCAATCATTCATCCTGTTATGTTATTAGCATTAAATAAAATAGCAGAAGCACCTTCATTTGTGTATCGGTGGAATAGACCTAATATGAATCAAAATAGGCTGAATTTGGGAGGATCGGCCCAATATACTCAGTCAATCCTTCCGTGGGCTGTTGAAAATAGCAATAACTTCCTATCTATGGACTATGCAACGGTAGCCTACACATTCGCTGTACACACGGCTAGACATTTGATGAACTATGAAACAAGAACCGATAAGAAAATCAAGAAACTAGAGAACAGAGTTAAATATTTAGAGAAACAACTTAAAAAGCTAGGCTATGAAGAAGTTCGTACTTTGGATGATTCGGGTATTTAAGCTCGATATCCCAACCGAAAAGGTAATTGAAAAGGTGGTTGAGAAAGAAGTGTACCTTCCGCATGAAGGTGTTATCTATGGCAATGTCACTATTAAAGGTGATGTTGTTGTACTAGGAGACCTTAAGGTCGAAGGTAATTTAACTTGTTATACTAAAATTAAGGAGGGCTAACAATGGCAGTATATGAAATTTTACCTGCAACAAATTTAAAGTGGGATGATATCCGTGATACGTTAAACGCAAATGGAGGTAATGTCAATAATATGGCTATAACAGCATTTCAGAGTGGGGCGAATATCCAAAGATGGGCTAAATATAAGCCTGTTGTATATTATAAGGATTTTACATCAATGGAAGAAGAATGGTGGAGAGGTGACGATCTAAAATGCGGACTTACCGTTCGATATTCTCCTACTGACGGTGATATTATAGATATTTACAAAAGAGGTGACGCATATACTTATAATTACCTTACTAAAGGCCCTTACAGATTGGGAGATTTTAGGGGGTATTATCCAAAGGCAGAGCCTTATATAAGGACTAATGTTCCTCAAGATAAAGTGTTTGAATGGGATTTCAATAATGACGGGGATATGATGTTGCCTATACAGGTAGTAAGGCAGTCCGATACAAGTCTTACAATTAATGATGTAAAACTTCCATTAGACATGGGTAACTTGCATATATTAGTTGAAAGATATAATAAGAACCCAATAGAAGAAGATGATGCTTTAGCTAAAGATTCACAATATTTTTCTATTACAGGAACCTTCCCTTATGTAGAGTTTAGAGGTCTCAAGTCTGATTATAATGTTCAATATTTCTTGCTTTCATTAACAGACAAAAGTATTAATGGATATGAAGTACCAATGCCATACGATGAAAAAAACGCGTATCTTATCAAAATTAAGAATATCGCAAAAGCTGTAATTACAGGTAGTATATCACAATTTGCATTGTCTACAAAAAAGGTTTGGTCAAATGTAAGTGATTATTTGGAAACTCCTTATGATTCAAACGGAGGTTCATCTAGTCCTGTATTGTTTAAATCATCAATCAAAAACCTAAGTACGGCAGCTATTACATTTAATAATACGGATTCTGCCGTAAGATCTCATACGATTAAGATAAAAGCTACAGGAGAAGTAAACGGAGAATATAAAGAGTATAATATTGATTGTTCTATATGGAATGGGTTTGACGGAGCAAGCACTTCGAGTTTGGTCATATCTCCATCTCAAACGAAAGAAGTTATCTTCGGCACGTCAGAAGGGCTTTTCGATAAATTTAGAGAGGCTGGGAAAAATAATTTGATATATATCAATGCCGTAGTTGTAAATAAAAACACTAAGTCAGAAAATACTATTAGTTCAATTAGAATAATGATAAATTAAAAATAGGATAACCTTTAAAAATTATAGTTATGGCAAAACAAGTAAAATTAGTGATCAACAACCGCAATGAGCAGGTGAATTACGATTCAAACGGAAAGGAATCCGGCAGCAACACATCAGCAAGCTATAATGTAGTTTCTGAGACCGGTGAACAGATAGGATCAGTCAATGTTTCCAATTCATTTAACGTGTACGGGAATGTCACTTCCGAGGAATATTCCGAAGCGATGGCTTCCCTTAACCAGAAGATCGCTGAAGCGTTCAAGACCTTCAATGATACAATTACATCTAATTCAATTATCTAACCTAAAAAACAGGAATTATGAAACTGGAGAAATTAGTGATAGCATATAAAATGCTGGATGATGCCAAGATCAAAACAATGGATGACAAGGACGCAATCAAAATTATCAAAAACCGGAAGGCTATGCGTCCCCACGTTGAATCGTACGACGTTTTGCTGAAGGATGCGCAGGAGAAGTTCAAACCGGACAATATCGAGGTTATGCAGGAAAAAGCAAGCAAATGGAAGGAGCTGTCCGCTGAAGAACGTAAGTTCGTTAATGAAAGCTTCAAAGCATATCAAGAAAAGGTAGATGCTGTCTGTAAGCCGGAACTGGACAAAGAAGTAGATATCACTTTGGACAAGCTTTCCGAAGACGGGGTTCTGAAACTGGCCAAGGAGAATGAATGGCCGATGAACAAATTGGATACATTGGACATCATGCTGGAGTAAGTATGGAACAGCTGAGTGAAATATCCAATATTATTGGCGGGATAGTAACTACTATCCTGCTGCCCCTGTTAGGCGTTTTTCTGTTTTATGATCAGAAAAAGCGCAAGGAAGAAGCAGCCGCACGCAAGGCTGAAGCTGACAATATCACCAGTTATGCGGCTGAATGGAAGGAGCTATACGAGAAGAAGGAAAATAAAGTTCACGAACTTGATGCAAAGATAGACCAGCTTTATGCTGAGAAAAACGAGGACAGGCAACGGATCCGTGAATTGATGGAGAAAAATCAGGAACTGGAATTAAAGAACCAGTCGCTTGAAATTACGAAATGTAAGAAAAGGGGGTGTCCAGACAGGGAGCCGCCAAGTGATTATTAATTAAGGAGGAGAAGAAATGAATAAGATAGACGCAATTGTAGTTCACTGCTCGGCCACACGTGCTGGGCAGGATATAGGAAAGAAGGAAATCACCCAGATGCACCTGCAGCGTGGGTTCAGCACGATCGGGTACAATTATGTGGTAAGGCTGGACGGGACGGTAGAAGTTGGCCGCTCGCTCACCATCGCCGGGGCACACTGCAACAGTAAAGGGTTCAGCGGGCTAAGTTACAACAAACATTCCATTGGTATCTGCTACGTAGGTGGTACGGATGCGCACGGCAAGGCCGCTGATACTCGGACGCCGGCCCAGAAGAAAGCATTGCGCGAACTGATCGCCAAGTTGATCAAGCAGTACCCAGATATTAAAGAAGTGCTCGGCCACCGTGATACCAGTCCTGATCTCGATGGTGACGGCATTGTGGAGCCTAACGAGTGGATCAAAATGTGTCCGTGTTTTGATGCTGCTGCAGAATACAAAGATTTGCTTCCATGAGCCTGTACGACTACATAATTAAGAAGGTGAGCTGGTGTATTACGCTGGCTCCCTTCATGTGCATGATTCTTGTGTGTTCCTGCCGGACGGTAAAGTACGTGCCGGTAGAAAGCAAGGCTGATAGTGTCGTAGTGGAGAAGCTGGTGGAAGTTCAGTTACCGCCAGACAGCGCCACTATCCGTGCATTGCTGGAATGTGACGAGAACGGGAAAGTCGTACTGAACTGGCTGGATATCGCTAATAGCAAGAACGCCCAGGCACAGCTGACTATTGACAGTCTGGGAAACCTTCTGGCAAAGATGAATACACAGCCGGACACGGTCTACCTGCCATCTAAAGAAGTGACGGTTACAAAGAAAGTGAAAGAACCATATCCAGTAGAAAAAGAACTTACACGCTGGCAAAAGATCAGGCTGAATGTTGGTGGCTGGGCCATAGGGATAGTGATTATCACGGTTCTTATTGTTGTAGGGAAATTGGTTTATAAACTCAAAAAATAGGAAGGAGGTGTGCTATGAAGTAAGATTTATCTCCCTTTTGAAACGAAAAGCAGCGTCCCCGGCAAGCGTGTCGGGGATTTATTGTTTATACAGGTTTAGTTGTATATAAGTGTAAAAAAATGTATAGAGTTTGGTACGATTTGTCAGTAAAATTGTCCTTCAGGCTTATTAATAGTTTCTGTGCTTGTAGTTAATAAAATGATAATTAATACTATACATTATATCATTATGTTAACATTCTTTGCGAACTAAAGCTTAGTATTGAATTAATATACCGCTTTTATACGTATATATCTGTATTTTTTATCCTTCATATTTTATATACCCTTTTCTACTTTTGAACCGTTATTCTGATAGGTAGAATATCCAATACCGATAGTTATTCGGAAGGAAGGAGGTAAAAATGAAAAGGATAATTGCATTAATTATTTTATTGGCTATATTATTGACTGTAAGGTCTATCGTAAAAAGTATTGAATAATTAATAAGCCCCGACCAGATTAATATCTGGAAGGGGCTATATACTTTTATAACAATTTCTTATATTCATTTGCAATTTATCTCAATAATTTCCCCAAAGTTTGTCGTATAGTGCTTGGATAGTTGTTCCTGCTTTAACTTCCAGCCTGTTCCATTCCCTTGTATGGCTAGCTTAACTGATTTCCCATGCTTGCCATTGATGGAGTCGACAGCGTCCATCAACCGGTCTCTTTTGTCTCGATCTATCGTGTCAAACAGATTCCGCTGTACGTTATAGGCAATTTCCGTGATAATAACGCCAGCCTTTTTGTATTGATATCCTCTGAGAAATATGCTCCTTAATCCAGTCAGGGCGTAATGTACTATTTCCTGTGTGTCGTTAGTTGGAACCGGCAGATTCACAGAAACACTTTTCCAGTATTGTGGCATATCATCTCGGAAACGGTTCGTTTGAATGAAGACCAAGAGTGATACGGCATATCCTTTCTGCTCCCGTAATTTTTGGGCACAGGTCGAAGCAAATGTCGACACAGCTTCATCCATCTGCTCAATGTTGTCAATCATCTGACCGAAGCTACGTGAGGTACATATCTGCTTACGTGGCGTTGTGTTCTCGGTGATGCAGGGTATTCCATGTAGTTCTTTCCAGGTACGTTCACCTACAACTGTCATGTATTTGCGTACCCATGAGCCAGATAGTTGGGTGAAATCGTAAGCAGTCTTTACACCCTCTTTCTCCAGTTTTGCAGCCTGACGGCGGCCTATGCCCCACACGTCTCCGATAGCGAACAGACGCAGGGCCTTCTCCCGCTTCTCGTCTGAGTCGATACAGCAGACGCGCTTGTAAGCGGGGTATTTCTTGGCGAATTTATTGGCCATCTTTGCTAGGGTACGGGTTGGTGCTATGCCAAGACTAACAGGAATGCCAGTGCCTTTATATACTTTATTGACGATGGAAGTTCCGAGACTCTGATAATCCGTAATGCCATCCAAGTTTACAAACGCCTCGTCAATGGAATATACTTCTATGTCCGGCACCAAAGATGAAAGGATAGACATTACTCGTGCGGACATATCCCCATAAAGAGTATAGTTAGATGAGAAGACTGCTATTTCGTGTTTCTCTACCAGTTCACGTATCTGGTAAGCTGGAGTACCCATCGGGATACCCAATGCTTTCGCTTCGTTGGAGCGTGCGATGATACATCCGTCGTTGTTACTTAACACGACTACGGGCTTACCGTTTAGCGAAGGATTGAACACCCGTTCACATGATGCGTAGAAGTTATTGCAGTCCATTAGCCCGAACATAGTTTACCTCCTTCTTCGGTTTTTCTTGATTGTATAAGTGACTATACCCCAAACCAGAAAATCGTTGTCTGCGGTTACCTTGATACGTGGATAATTAGGATTGGATGGTACCAACCAAATGGCGTCGCCTTCGATAGATACCCGCTTCACTGTAAATTCTCCGTCTACATAGCATACGGCCAAATCACCTTCAATCAGTTCAAGAGATTTATCAATAACGAGAATGTCCCCTTCTTCAATACCTTCATCCTTCATGGAATCGCCAACCACACGGCCGTAGAATGTGCTGAATGGGTGCTTAATAAGCTCCTTGTTCAGATCAATGGCCTGCTCCATGTAGTCTTGAGCGGGACTTGGGAACCCAGCACGGATGCCTTCATCTGCATATGGTAAGGACAAAGAAGTAGAAAGATCTACTAGATGTATTTCAATATTCTTTTTCATGCAGCAAATGTAGGTATATTGCATGAAAAAACAAAGTAGGTAGCCCAATGGCTACCTACCTTTTTACGACAGAAATATCCAATAATGATTTTGCATATTAAAGTCTTTTCACTTCAAAAGACACTTGTATCTCACGTGGTTTATCCTTATAATTTTGATAAACGTAACACTCTACCATTTCACCTTTGAACTTTTGAAGTTTTCTGTTTAAATACTCCTTCACTTCATTCTTGCAAGAGAAGTAAAGATTCATTTCGTCCAAAACAGGTTCATCTGTTCCAATCCATGCTTGTAAGGAGCACGGGCATCTTTCAATGATTTTCATTTCAAAAATAATTTTAAGTAACGGCTACATTGTCGTATACATAAAATAACGAATAAAGTGTCAGACAAATCATCCTCTCATCATCATAATATCAGACCTCAGTTCGATGTACTCCTTATACTTTTCTGGATTATTCACGTAATCAATCACTCGGGAAATGGCCATATCAGCCTGTTTCTGTCGAACTTTAGTATAGTATCGAATAACTCCCTTAGATTTGTCCGAGTGTCCTAAGCAGTAGTCTATAATTCCGTCTGGAATGCCGATTTCTGAGGCATACTGAGCAAATGACTTTCGGGCTGAGTAGTAAACAACCTTTTCGGTTATTCCCAGTTTCTTTGCTAGGGACGCGAGCGAACGAGTGAGATATCGTGAAAAATTAGGGTATGAGAACTTGTAGCCGAAGTCTAGCCTGCCAGTATTTTTGTTCATCCATTCTTTGATTATCCCCTTCGCTTCTTCAGGTATGGTGAAGCTGATTGTTCTTGCCCCGATGGCAGTATTTTTGGTCTTTGTCCGGACATATTCCAGAACTTCTGTATCTCTGAAATCAATCTGAAGTAAATCTATAAGATTAATTCCTCCCAAATAGAATGAAAGGCAGAATAGGTCGTGTGCTACATGGTATTTTTTTTCTTTAGGGGTAGCTAATCTGATTCTATTGAATGCTTCCAGTGAGATATCAATTTCTCTGACCGGAGAAGCTGGAATAATATAATCAATGAACGGGTGTACGCTATAATTAACCATCCTTCGTTTCACTCCTTGATTGATGATTACTTTGATATGCCGCATGACTGTGCCCTCAGTTGCTACACTGAGGCATTTATTCCTTTTAAGGAATTTCGAGAATCCTGCAATCAATTCAGGAGTGATGTCCATCAGTGCAATGTCACCGTGTAGAAATTCACAGAAGTATTTTTCGCTCAATCTGATAATGCTTGCATACTTATCCCGTCCGTCCAGAATGAGTTCTTTGATGTACTCTGTTGAAACACTTTTGAATGTTGAAGATTCTGAGGTTCGTACATTTCTTGATATAATATCCTTCAATTGCCTGCATGTGTACATTGATTGGTTCTGTACTTCGTTTAGTTTTTCCTGATATGCATTGAGAAGGCTCCTGAGATGCATGTTCATCATGCTTGCATCAGGTCTTTTTTGGATAAGTCCGTTTTTGAATTGATTCTCAGAATCAATGAGATAACGTGTTAAAATGTAACATGTTTCTCCTTTGTGACATAGAGCAATTCTGATTTTGTGCTTTCCGTTTTTAAGAACCTTAGCTTTGAAAATTGTAAGTTTTAACGTTGCCATAATAGATTAAATTAAAAAGGATAAGTTTTCGGACATGTAAAATCACTCGAAAGTGAGTTGATTTTCCTTTTTTTTAATCTATAAACAGGAGATAGGGGAGAAACAAAAAGAGTAAATCAACTTGTAAAATTTTGATTATCTACAACTTAATTTACTCCCAACTAGTGTACACCCTCAGGGATTCGAACCCTGGACCCACTGATTAAGAGTCAGTTGCTCT